AGCTCTAGTAATTCTTCTACGCTGTAGTTACCTGCAGTAGCCCTGACTAGCTCAAGCATCAACACCTGCTTAGACTCAGTCAGTGTCATTAGTATGTTCCACCGTCAACAGTAGACAAAGCAATAGTGCCTGTAGCAGTGACGTTGTCAAACGTAGCAGTGCCTGTAAACGTAGGAGACTCTGTGTTGGCTTTACTGTTTACTGCAACAGCTACAGAGTCAAATTCAGCACCTACTTCAGTGCCTTTAATAACTTTAGCAGGGTTGCCGCTAACAAGGGCGTCTTTGGCTGCAAAGTTAGTTAGCTTAGTGTAGTTACTCATTAAACAATCCTTCCTAGTAATGCGTGAATGTTTAGCTCTTGTATGGCTATAGAGTTGCCTTCTATTGACGTTTCAACACCAACAGAAACAACAGTGCCTTGTCCGCTAGCATTAATCTTCTGGCGATTGATAAGCGCTATAGACGATGAATACTCAGCCTCTGTGTTGAACTCTGAGATGTTATATTGACCAACGTTAGACTTAGGCAATGTGTAGGCTTGCTTTCTATAGTTACTGCCATAGTCATAAGCCCAACTAAGAGCCACTGTAGACTCTGCACCGTCAAAGGTTGTCAAGTTAATCTTCTTCAGGAACTTCAGGTTAGACGTGCTGCCAAAGCTCAACGGATGGCTAAAGTAGCTTAGTAGATAGCTTGTGTCGTTATCTGTGTAGCCTGTGTACTCAGCAATTCCGTCTAACACGCCAACATATAACTTCTCTGCTGCTGTCTCAGCAAAACACAAGGGGTTTATGTGCGACCACGTTGTAGCTCTGTAGCTGCCATCCTGCAAAGGAAAGCGTGTGTCAAACGTGTATACAACACCAAGCTCAGGGAAGTTAAGTAGCACAAATGCCTGTCGAGGCGAGTAGTGCATCTTAATGTTTCCAGTCTCCGCTGCAAACAAAGACTTAACATCGTTGTTAACGTTCTTAGAGATGTCACCAATAGGCGCTGACTTCTCTTGTATTGTCCTAGACAAGCTACGTACACCAGAGTCGTCTAAGAAAATAATGTCTCTACCTGTAGATACAACTGCATCTCTGTTGACACAACCAATGTTAGATATTGTGTCCGCTAGTGTCATTGTTGCAGGGCTGTCAGCACCTTCATAGACAAGTATAGAGTTACGACCAAAGATGATTAGAAAGCCGTTATGAGCCGCTAGAGCGACGATAGTGTCATACCCTGTAGGCCACACTTTAGTAACGTCAATGCTTCCTGAGCTGCCTCCTGCCCATCCTGAGCCGTTCAATAGGTCAGACCAGTAAATAGTAGACTTGTTACCAACAAAGTCAGCTACCCACAAACGACCAAACGCAGCAACGCCTACGTGACCTTCTGGAGGCGTACCTGAGGCACTGGCGTGTGCTGACATAGCTGTTACAGCGCCTGTGGCATCTGAGTACACTAAAGGCTCATGACCACGCTGAAACATATACATATTGTTGTTAAACGGCACAAAGCGCCAGTTGTTAGCTGTAATCGTGTACGCTGCAGGTGTAACATCTACCATTGTGGTAGTGCCTGAAAAGATCAGATTATTACCTGCAGAGAAGAATGTAACGTCTCCGTCATCAGCAACAAACTCACCCATAGACTCAACGCCGTCAGACGAGCCTAACAAGTCATTGCCGTTCAGTATGCTGTAGCCTTTACGCGCAGCTATTCTGCCTTCTTTGTCGATGACGCAGTTATCCGCTACAGCAGCAAAGGTAGGCTCTTGCGACAACGGTGCATCTTGCGTGTTGACGCCTGCAAATCCTGGTGCAGTAATAGTAATGCTTTGTAGTTGTTGAGCCATTTAAGTTCCTTAGACAGCGACGTATGTAGTGTCTTCACCGTACTTGTTAGCGTCAAACGCAACAGCGTCAGATAACACAGTGTCAGCAATAGCAAACTGTTCTGTTGCAGACTGACCACCTGTCTCGCCTCTTTCACGTAACGCCATAGCCAATGCAAGCTGCAACACAGGATTGTGTGGCACTTTAAGGCGTGTAGCGTCAGCTGTTAAGTCAGCTTGTCGTACAAACGAGTCAAAGTACAGCTCGTAAATGCCATCAGGCTGTGGATACACTTGTACAGTAATGTCTCCATTGCTGTCAGCGCCACTAAAGGCAAACTCAAAAGGCGCACCAGAGGCAGGTTCGCCAATCTTGTAGTAGTTGTTCATGTATGTTCTGTTACGGCTACGCAGACGTATCTTATTCGTAACGTTCATTGCTTCTCTGACTTCAACGTCCTGTCCAGAGCCTGTAAGAGCGTATGTAGACGTTCCGTTAACTGTGTCAAACTCAATAGCTGTACGCAACGCTGACCAACTATGTGCGTCTTCTACGATCTGCTTAGCATCGTTGACGAAGTCGCCAATCAAGGCTGAGTAGCTTGTTTCTGCTACAGTGTCTACTTCGTTCTCTCGTAAACGACGTAGCACGCTGTTGACTAACTGCAAGTATGTCATGTTAGTTTCCTATGTATGTAAAGACAGCGCTTATACCTGCGACAAGAACTACCCAGATCAGTCGCTCCATTGTTCTTGCGCTAGCCATGCTTTCAGCCAAAGCGTCCATCTTATTCTCTATAGCGTCCACTTTAGACTCTATATGAGATTGCCGATTAAACACAGTGACAAGCCTTTCTTCAACACGCGCCAATGACACGATAGCTTCTTGGAGTGTATCGATCTTTTTCTCAACTCTGCTTAATCGGTCTTCCATCAAACTATCACTCCTACTACTGCCATAACACAAGCAAAAAGAATTGTTCCAATAAACGCAAATCCAATACCGTCAATGATTAAGCGTTTTCGTGCAGCTCTAGCTCTTGCTGCGTCTAGTCTTTGCTTACGGATTGTTGCTCTAGTTCTGAGCATTTCAACGTAAACATCTTGCCCAACAGTATAGATGATAATCTCTCGAAGCTGACGCTCCATCTGTTGAGTCTTCTGTTTTGCCATTGTTATCTGTAGTGCTGCATTCTCTACAGATCCTTTCGCAAATAACTTAGACATCGCTGAGGCATTCTCAATACCTGCCTCTGCTTCTAGTATTTTATCCTTCGCGTCAAAGAAAGCACCAAACTTATGTGCTAGGTCTTGAATCTCGTGACCCTTGTTAACAGCTTGGTTGATGTAGTTAAACGCCTTCCCTGCCGCAGATACTGCCGCTATGATTTCTATCACTCATATACCCTCACTAATTCTTTGTTTGCTACTCGTGGCAAACAATAGGCCGCGAGGGTTATGCGTCTTGGTGCTGCGTTGATGGTGCGTTCTACCTTGCCAGTAACTATCGCATTAGCAAAGTAGTTACACCGATGAATGTTGTAAAAGTACATATCAGATGACTCGACCTGTCCGTTGACCAATACCATAAGTAAGAACAGGTGTGTCATATTACTCTGCAACAATCTTTAAATTACCAAGGTAATCCTGTCTCAGTGACAGGGTTTTTTTGCTCTTCGATGTTAGCCGTAAGAGCTGCTTCAGTTGCGTCTTTATCAACTGATTCGTAAACCCAAGCTAGTACGTCAGCTTCGGTTAAATCTGCGTAAGGAACAAAGTCAGGCGATGTAGGGTCAGGGCTAAAACCACAAGTGCCGTAAGAAGACGCTGTGTAAGTTACTGCATCATCTCCAGTGCCGACAGTTTCTTTTGCTGTTACTCGCCAATGCGCCACAATAACGCCATTGTCAGTAGTGTTTCTTTCTAGTTGTGCAATAGTCCAGTTCATTTGTTACTCCGGTTTAGTAGGCCAATCTGTTTCTGTTAAGTTTGGGAAGTCTGCATGGCTAGTAATGTCACGCAGGGCTTGCCTGTAGTCTAGCCAAATCGTTGGCACTTGAATGCCAAGGTTGTCTTGGGCATTCTGATCTACTGCTTTGACCGTCACCCAGTCGCACTCAGCTAGTAGCTTGTCGCGCTTGGTTCTGACTTCAGCGGCCGCTCGGTCATTAGCGCCTGCTGACCATTCTGCTTCCATTGCGTCCCATTCAGCTTCTTCTTCAGGAGTAAACGGAACATTGCCATTTGGTGTTGCTTTATAACGTGTCATTGTCTGCTCCTACGAATTTTTTATGCCAAACAACCTAATTGTTCCGCCATCTATATTGTTACCGTGATAAATCCTAATAGCATCTACATCGGCGGCTGTTTCTCTTTGCGCACCTCCTATGTGCCTTTGAAATTGAGACGATGGATAACTAAGACCTGCCAAATCCCAAAAACAATAAAAATTTGCAGCTTCAGAAGGTTTAACTAAATATATAAAACCACTTAAACTTTCTCCACTTGTTGAGCCAGAGCCTGTGTCAGTTAATCTTATATGGGAATTGCTTGCTGAACTTTGAAAACCAAAACTTGTTATAGCGTCAGTAACACTTCCGGCAGAAAAAGAATAACCGCTTGTATCAAAAGTAGAACCTCCATTTGAAGAAGTCGCCATTCTAAAAGTGTTTCCGCTTCCAGTATTAACTGGTGCTACTTTTACTAGTTGTAATACATACATATCGTAAGTGCTGTCCATTCCAGTAATATCAATGGAAGCTACAGAGCTAGTAACTGTAGTTGCGTTTATAAAAGTCCAAGCCCCACCACCAACATTAGTAAGACCTGAGCCGTCACCAACAAACGCATTAGCATTAACAGTGCCGGAGAAATGAGCGTCTTTAAACTTTCTTGATGCAGCACCCAATGAAATCGCATCTGATCTAGCAATAGGTGTGCTTGTATTATACGGATCAATGCTGTCATTACCTGCATTAAAGTATAGTCCAGTGTCGCCTGTACCAACATAAATCTGAGTTGAATGCGCACCAATACTACCGACTGATGCGCCGTCTTTTTGAAATCTTAAAATCTCACCGTCTGTAGTCGTTCTATTAAGACGCATAAGATATTCGCTAGACCTAACAACATTCAAAGTTCCATTAGCGTCTAAAACAAAACCATTAGTCGTATTGTCAGTAGAGGTTTTACCAACAAGCAA